AGAAGCCCGATCATCTTGCGGAGGCGCTGGGGGAAAAAATCGACAAGCTCCTGCTCAAGAGCGTTGGTTGCGGCGTCCAGAGAATCGCCACGCAGGCCGTCAAGGAAGTCTTCCTTGCTCAAGCCTTTTGTCTCCACCTGCTTCGTGAGCAGTGCGTAGAGGATCTCTCCGATCTTGGCGTACTGGCTGCGGAGCACCTGGAACGTCTGCGAGATGTTCGCAGCATCCACTAGGTCAAACGGCACAGCCTTCCGGTCGCCAGTCTGCTCGTCCACCACGTCAACCGTGACGTTGTCGCGGACACGCAGTGCCGAGGCGACGGTCAACGCCACCTGCCACGGTCTGCCTTGGTCATCTCTGAACTCACGCATGCTAGTCCCTTGTCAATCTCGGGTCTGTCATCTTCGCCTCAAGCGTGCACGTCACGACACCGTCAATCGGATCTGTCTCGCTGATGCCAGTGAGCACTGCCAAGAACGAGAAGCCGCCTTGACCGCCAGACACAGTGAACGGAGTTCCTGTGTGCATGCGAGAGAACGCCGATCCGAGTTCAGCTGGATCGTTGAGCTCAACCGACACAGTGCACTCGTACCCGGTGCTATACGTTGCGGAATACCGACTGCCGTATGCATTTACGTCAATCGTGCGGGCCGACTCTGTCAACGTGACATTGCGAGCGCTGGCGATTAAACCGCCATAAAGCGAGATGGAACAGTCTTTCCCCAGCGTGATAGCCACTTAAAACTCCTTGGCAGTCACGTTGAAAGTCACGGCACCGTCAACGCCGATGTTTTCTGTGACGCTCATCACAGAGAAGCCACTGCCAGCAGCTGCGAGGCTCGTAATAAGCCCGGTCGCATCGTGGCACTCGATTTCCCACGTCTTCGTGGTAAATCCAGCTTTTGCGGCCTTGTAGCCAGGGGCACCAGAGCTTCCGACAATGTTGGAGCGGTTTGAAATGTCAACCGTCTCGCACTCCTCCGTGTAGGTCGCGGAGATGATTCCTGTGCCAAACGGTGGCGCGGATGATGCGTCTTTTCCAAGCGTGATTGCCATGTGTTTTTTTCCTTATGTCAGGCTGATGTGGTTCGGCTACCGGACACGGTGTAGGTGATGACGCCATCAAGCGGCTGGCTTTGAGAGATATTTGTGCAGATATACGTAGCATTGCCGGTCTGCGTGCCAGCGATCGTGAACGTGCCGCCAATGCTGACGCCAGGAGCGTCAACGCACTCAAGCTCGATCGTCTGCTCAATCAGAGCCTTGCGGAACTTGCGTGACGTGTCGCCAAATTTGGTCACGTCAACGTCGGATGCAGAATTTGTGACAGTGGCGCTTCTGGCGTTAGCGACGCCCGTGATTGTCACGTCTTTACCAAGCGTGATCGTGAGAGAAGGAGCTGTTGGCATGTGGTGCCCTTGTGTGCGAGTGCCAGCGGTGCGGCTGGTTCGCTCACGATATGGGCACCAGGCTTGAAACTAGACCGGGTATGCCGTCGCTAGTTTCTCGCCAACATGTTTCTCCATTTTTCATTTGCCTTGCGGACAGCCTCGTCAACTCGCTTAGACCCTGCCATGTATGGGCGGGCTGGATAAAGGGCCATTCGGGTCATTGTTGTCCGCTCCCAGCTGCGAGATCCACGGAATCCTGCCTTGTTCACCTGCCATCGCAGTGCACCGTATTGGTACTGATTCGCCTGCGGCAGTGCGCTGGTGAACCGACCTTTTTCATCTCGTCCCTGCTTGCCGTTTCCGCGACTTCTCAGGTAAGCAGCTCGAGCCGCACCGACGCCAATCCGCCACGCCGTCTCTTTCACTGTTCCGCCAAACTGATGCAGCTGGGCCATCCACGGCGCAGTCTTGTAGGTGCCAATCACGGCAGTGCCACGGGCAGCATCGTAAAAGTTCACGATGTCGTTGTAGAACCACTTTTTAGGAGCCCACGAGCGAATTGGCTGGCCCGCCGGTCGAGGAGTGCCAGACCCGTACGCTGTGATGTCAAGATAAAGGCCACCGACAAACTCCACGGGAGTGCCACGGCCAGCACGACGCTTTGCAGCCTGCGTGACCTTTCCCTTTCCACGACCGATCCCAGCCTTTGCAGCCTGCTTTATGTCCTTTCCAATCATGGAAAGCGTTTTGACATTCATCTTGCCGATCATCCGGCCAACTTTGGCACGGTCAAAGAAATTCCCGCGAACGGTTGCCCGCAGTTTGAGCCGCCCTGCGGTTGCCGACGACATCTCACGGCGATTGCCGCCAACCATGCCTGGACGGACAAACGCCCTGCTCATACCAGAAAGCATTGACGACATGAGAGCCTCCTACGCGGTTGGAAGCACGTTGCTCTCAAACACTCGATACGTCGCCGTGATGACTGCCCGCCAGACGTTACGCTCTGTCAGTGCGTCATCTGGGTTGAGCTCAATGCTGACGTTCTGCGGACTCGTCACGCCAGTCGGCCAAATGATGCTGGACCCAAAACTGTGTGCACGGACCTGAAGCATTACGGAGTCGGCCAGGTCCAGCATGCCGTCTACTTCGGCGTCATTGTTCACATGCCGACCCACGAACACGGTGACGGTGTAGTCAACTTGCATCACCAACCGACTTATCCGCGTCACCTCCGCATTGCCTGGCACGACAAAGACGTGCGGAACGCTCATGGCGTCAACGTCCAAGTTGGCCCAGTTCTTCCGCTCAACCACCGTTGACGTGATAGACCACGTTACGGACTGAAGCCCGCTTGCAAGTCTGTCGGCGATTGTGCGTAGCGTGCTGCTCATGCCGTCCACCACACGCGAAGGTTTGTGAATCTGGCGTAAGGCGTGATCGAGTAGTTGTTAGAGTCGACTGGCCGTGCAATCTGTATGTAGTCGTTAGCGGCTACCAAGAACGATAAAGAAAACGCTGATGTTGTGGACCACCCACCGGAGTCGCCAGCCGTATAGACGTTTGTCCACGAAGTTGAATTGGCGCTCTTGGCAACCACAAACATGTCGTCTGTAGCTATGCTGTCGGCGGTTATGTAGACGGTTCCTGCAGCACTGGCGCGAATCCACATTCCATCCGCCGTGCCTCCTGATATGGACGCCTTGAGGTATTTGTTTGAAGCAGTACCGGCCCCACTAAATCCCACACCGTTCCAGGTTCCGCTAGCGCCGTAAAACGCTGCCCCTGCCGATGCCGCGTATACCTGATTGCCACCAAGGTAAATAGCGCTGACTGCAGACGATCCGATGTAGTAGGCAGATGGCGTTGCTGTACCGAGGTAGATAGGCACTGTTCACCCCGCGATGATGTACAAGGTGGTGGCTGATTTCGTGCCGAGTGCTGCGTACGCTGACGATGTCATGTAGATGATGTTTGTGATTGCAGCGGCACCAGTGATACCGCTGATTGAGCTCGGCACGACTCCAGAAACGTCACTTGCCGAGAGAGTCACCGCACCAGTGCGTCCTGCCACGCTCGTCACAGCGGCTGATACTGTGCCACTGCTGACACTCAGGCCAGAACCGACGATCACGGCACCTGCAGTGCTGGTTGTCGCGGCTGGGAGCCTCGCCGCAGCGAGAGTGCCCGTTGAGATGTTGCTGGCATTGGTGGCATCGGTAGTGGCACTTGCCGCCAGCCCAGAGACTGCCGATGAAGCGATAGCGATGGCTGTGGAGCCAGCAGCCGTTAGCCGTCCCGCTGCGTCAACCGTGAACGTCGCCACCGATGACGCTGCGCCATAGCTTCCTGCAGTGACTGTCGTGGTCGGGAGTCTCGCTGCCGGTAGCGTACCTGACGTTATGTTTGTGGCACTCGTCGTGTCCGTTGTTGCACTTGTAGCCAATCCACTGACGGCACTTGATGAAATAGCAACAGCCGTGGATGAGGCTGCTGTGAGCCTTCCAGCAGCGTCTACGGTGAACGTGGCAACTGACGAAGCAGACCCGTAGCTCCCAGCTGTCACTGTGGTGCTTGGCAATCGCGCCGCTGGCAGTGTGCCAGACGTGATATTTGTGGCTACCGTGGTATCTGTCGTGGCGCTAGCAGCCAGTCCTGTAATCGTACTCGCAGCCTGACTGCCAGTGTGATTTGCACGCTGGATGGCGTACGCCTGGACGGCAGCGTCAGCAGCTGCTTGAGCCGTGCTGACTGGCTTAGATGAGTCCGACGTGTTGTTGCACGCCGAAAGGCCAACGTCGCTTGAGGTCAGCGTGACGGCACCAGTGCGGCCAGAGACACTGGTGACCGCAGCGGACACAGTTCCAGACGATACCGACAGCCCCGATCCAACGATGAGCCCGCCCAACGTCGTAGTTGTTGCGGCTGGCAACGTATACGATGATCCGCCAGAGACCGTCACAGCACCAGTCTGGCCGTTGACGCTGGTGACAGGAGCCGCAGCCGCCACTGCCGTTGAAAAATCAGTTATCTGGCTGGCAGTGTGCGTGTGCGAGGAACTGGCCTTACCAGCAAGCGCCGACGACAAGGCTGAAACTGCTCGAGCGTCCGTGAAGTAGAGATTCGTGCTTCCTTCAGTGACGCTGTCCGTGCTGCCGGGCGAAGGACTGATCTCGACGTATCCGCTGCCACTCCATCGCCAGAGCTTCTTGGTGTCAACTGCCACGTACAGCTTGCCGCTTTCGCCTGTCGTTGGCAGCACCGAATAACTGGCGTACTCCATCACGTCGTCAACGAAGCTGGGAAGCTGGCTAGATGGCACGGTTCCGTTGACGAGCGTTGCATACGTGCCGCTGGCTTGCTTGGCGTCCAAAGCGGCCTGGAGCCCTGTCACGTCAGACACGGCGTGCTGGTGGGATGACGGTGCGAAGCTGCTTGGAATCCCGGTTAGCGATGAATAAGCGATTGAAGGCACTGTGTGCACATGGTCGGCACGAGCAGCCGTCAGTGCCGATCCGGCGCTGGCCTTTCCGAGAGGCTGCGGCGTCTCGTCGGCTAGATTGACGGTGCCAGCCGGACCTTGCGGACCAGTGCTTCCGGTGTCGCCTTTCTGGAGAACAAGATTCAGCACCTGATTCGGAGACGTTCCGGTGATCGTCGCGGCAGCTGTCCCGCTCGTGACGGTGCCTATTGTCAGAGCGTTTGCAGGCCCAGCTGGACCCGTTGGCCCAGTGGCTCCCGTAGTTCCGGTGCTGCCAGTGCTGCCAGTGCTTCCGGTGTCGCCCTTTGGCAAAACGAGATTGAGCGTCTGGCTTGGAGCCGTTCCGGTAATCGTGGCCGAGGCTGTCGTGCCACCACTTACGGTGCCGATTGACAGTGAGTTTGCTTGCCCAGTTGAGCCAGTTGGTCCGCGCTCGCCACTGGAAGCAATCGTCACGTTGACCGTGTCGCCGTTGCCGACCGTTGGATTGATCGTGCTGCCGCCGACTACGCTTACAGATATTTCACTCATGCGCCGGGTGCCTTCGGGATGCAGAGTCCAGCCAGAATTGTCCGAGTCATCGTGGTGCTAGGCGTGATCCATCGCACATACCAGCGATACGTGATGCCTGGCGACAGTGCAGAAGTCTGGTACTCTGTAAGAGACCAAATGATGGCTCCAGTGCTGGCCGTCACAACCTGAATCGTCGGCGTCGCTGCCGTAGCTCCAATCGTTGTCACAGTGCCACCGCCGCCGCCAGCAAACCCAGACGACGACGCCACGTAGACCTTGGAGTCAAGCGTGTAGTTCGTGATGTTTTGTCCGAGGTTGATGGCGATATTCACTTCGTCGCCGACCACGAACGTGACATCAAGCTGGCCGGGCAGTAAAGAGAACGTGTTTGACATCGCAGCACCTCGGCCCGCGATTGTCGCTGCAGAATGCGAGCGAGTGACCGGCTATGCCTGCACCCACACGCCTGCTTCAGTGTCGAGCGTCCAGCCCTCGCCGGGGCATGGCGGGTAGGGCGATTGATTCATGCCGACAAGCGCGCCGCTCTCGTCTTTCACTTCCCAAGTGTGCAGGCCGCCAACGATTCCGATGTATGTCGTGGTCATGACAGCCTCGCCCAGATAATCGTGTCAGCTTGTGACTGAAAAGAATTTACGCTTGTTGATAGGTCAGACACGCCGCTACGGGCGGCCTGAACTCTCGGCGTGAGTCCTGCCAGGGCGTTGGGCGCATTTCCTGCTAGCAGGGTTCCGACCGACGACGCAACTAAAACAACACCCACCGCGTAGCGAGTTCCAGCCGCAAGCGTGTATGTCGAAGGGTAGCCGCCTGTCGTGTCAAAACTGCGTGTGTAGACCGTTGCCGACGTCGTAAAAAGCGTTGTGTCGCTCGCCGTCCTAGCGACAAGCGTGAGGGTTGTCCCGTCCCATGTATAGAGTCCCATTCGCGCGAGCGTCACAGAAGATGCCACTGTCGCGGCTGTAGCCATTGAGATAGAGCTAACGGTGACGCTTGAGACGGGCGAGAAAAATGAAAAGAATATTGTTCCGGTATTTGGTGCACGCGTTGTTGTAACCGTCGCGCGGTCGATAACGTCCACGACTGAAGTCGATTGGTTGAACCTCGCCGTTAGGTTTGCAGTTGTCACCACGTTGGATGACAGAAGCGAATCTGACAGAGTTCCGCTCGTCAACGAACTGGCGCTTGTAGTGGCTGGCGTCGGAGTCGCCGGTGCCCATGCCGTGCCGTTCCACGTCGCCACCTGGCCGCTTGTGGCCGATGACTGAGTCAGCGCTGAAAGTGCGTGCGTGTGGCTCGCCGCAGCAAAATCAGACGTGGACGAGCTTGCCGCAGTTCCAAGAGTCGGCAGGCCAGTGAGCGAACTGTAGGCGCCCGACGTTGCCACCGTAGCAAGACCTGACACTTGCGACGCCGCAATGGAAATCGCATCCGCACCACCGCTGGCATGAGTGCTGGCGTGAGATGTCGGACTGCGCGAGTCTGATAGACGAGAGTCATTTCCTGTGCAGTAGTTTGTTGAGCCTGTGCCCGCTGTCGGCAAACCTGACACGGCTGTGGAGGCAATCGTCGCTGCCGTTGTCAAAACGCCGTTTGTTGTAGTGACAACAATCTGCCCGCTAGTGGATCCAATAGCACCGGCATTGGTGATGTTTCCGTGAGCATGGCTGGCAGCTGCGTAGCTCCCGGCGGCCTGCTTCAAATCCAGCGCCGTTTGCAGCCCAGAAACGTCCGCTACTTGGTGCGCATGGGCGGAAGGCGTGAAGGTTGCGGGCCTGCCTGTGATGTCAGTCCACGCCACAGACGATGCCGAGGACGTTCCAGCACTGAACTCACTCCACGTCGTTAGGTCGCTCGCCAGCTTCCAGACTTTGCCGTCGCTCAACGTCAGAACCAGCATCCCGGCCTCGCGGCGTGGAGGCGTGATCGCGTCTCTCTCGGTTGTGTCGGCCACGCTGCGGTAGCCGCCTTTGCCGTATAGAGCAAGGTGCGACGGGTGCACGTCCGATGTGTCGAATGGCACGACCGGCGCGAGTACGTTGGTGCCCTTGATGCTTGCCATAGGTCAACTCACCACCAGATTTACGGTGCCTGTGATTGGATACGTTGACCGATAGACGCTGTAGCTTGCTGCCGCCTGACCGCTGAACGTGATCGTCCGCGTTGTTGTCTCCCAAGCCGACGATGTCAGACCGCTGACCGCAAATGTTGGCGTGCCGAAAGACGCAGGCAGGACGACGTACAGATACGCCGTAGCCGCCGTTATCGTCCGTGACTGTGCTCGAGAGCCTCCGAGGTCCGTGGAGAGGCTGGCGACGATCTGGGCGTCTGTAATCGTTGCGGAAGCAAACGAGCCCCAGAAGCGAGCCCTGAGCGTCGCAGCGGCCTGCGAGGCTTCCGAGGTAGCAATCGTGTGCACTCGGACGGTCTGCCGGAATGCGTCGCCGTAGTGGAACACCGGCACGCCCCTCGGGCTAGTCACCTCGTAGGTGACATCAACGCCGTTGATGGTCTCCACGATCTTGTCGTGTCGCAGTGGCTCGCCAAAAGGCAGCGTGCCAACTCGCAGCATGAAGTCACGGCTTTCCCACGTCTCAAGAACGCCGGACTGGCCCTGAGACTCAAAGCGACTGGTGCCGATGGTTGCGCTGACGACGCCGTAATCAACGCCGCGATAGTAGCGACACGACTTCGCCGCACCCGCTGCCAGTTGGTCAGCGAGCCAAGACGCACCGCTGGCAAGTAGGTCAGACATGGGCACCTCTAGCTACAAGACCGCTGGCGGCGCGGAAAGTATGACGCGACCGCCAGCGGCTTGCAGTGTG